TAAAACAATAGATTTTCAAGATGGACCTACCTTGGAAAGTAAAATTATTTGTAATAAATGTAAAAAGGGATGTCATAAAGAGAAGAATTGTGATACTGTTATAATTGAAACGACTAAAGAAACAATTATAATAACTCCTGCTCTTGAATCAAAAGACAAATCGTCTTTGCTTATAGATTTAACTACACCTACTACCAAAAAAGAAGAGCCAGTTAATATATTAGCTGAATTGAATATAGATACTGAATCATTAACCACTAGTAATATTGGTAGATCACCATTGGATAAGCCTAAATATAGTACAATGGTTTCAAAAAACTTCTTTGGGCCGCTGAGCAGCGGCCCGAAGCAAGAGTTACAGAAATAATTCCATATCCAATTACCTCTTCAGTAGTCCATGTAGAAGTAGGTAATGTTAAAGCGCATGGCTTTTATGCCAAGCTTAATGGAATGGACCCTGTGCTAATTTTAAATAAGCACACTATAATAGATGGTATAAATAATACTATGCCAACTAAATTAAATGATGACAAATATAATTTGTCATCTGAATGTTCTGAATACCTTGCTAATACGGGTTTTGAAATCAAAATAAATTATAATAATCCTAAAAATGTTGATCCTTCTGAAGCCACAGGTGCTGAAATAATAGATAAGTTGATATCTTTGATGCCTAAAACTTATAAGACAATTGCTTATTTATTGCATACATATGGGGATATGGCATATGTGAAATTAAAAACAACTCAAATGCCAGCTTATAAATGTGAAACTCCAAGAATGTTAGATTTTACATGTACAAGAGTTTTGCTTGGATGTCCTGTTTGCAATGTTCGCAGTGAATTGTCTGAAGCGGACATTATGGACACTAAATACACATTTAATACTAAAATTGGTGATTGTGGTAGGCCTTTACTTTACTATGATCTCCAGTCTAAGTCTCATTGGTTTTTGGGAATACATTGTGGTGGATCGGCTAAATTTAATACAATGACGCCAGTTGAGTGCAATCTTAAAACTATGGATGTTTTCGCTGATTATAAAGGCGAAGAGCCAGAAGCATGTTTAGAATCGGTTGCGAAAATAATGCATTTACCTGGTAATCCTGCAAGTTTAGATGATGAATTTATTGATGAACCACTTGCAGGTTTAATACCTGATTCTTATATAGATAAATCAAAATATGAAGTTAAAGGTGCTGATATAAACGCAGTACTTAAAGGAGTCAGTAAATATGAAAAACATAAAAATACTAAATTAGAAGAGTTTCCTAATCTTAAAGAAGTACTCTCAATTTTCATGCCTTGGTGGGCTCCTTATTTCGAGGGTTTTCAGGCTAATGATAATTTTGATGATTGGATGTATGCTATGCAACATGGTGGACAACAACACCTTAAGCATTCAAGTCCTGGTTATCCTTTTAACCAGGAATATTATGACAAAATAACATGGTTGCGTAAACATGGTAGAGAATTGTTTTACTCTATTGAGAATGAATTGGTTCTCACATATGCAACATATTTTGTTTTTAGTCCAAAATTTGAAGTGAGAGATAGGCTTAAAGATCAGCGCATGTATTGTGGTGCACCTATAACACATACAGGTACTGGTGTTTATCTTTTTAAATATATTTTTGATAGAGCTAGGGTTCTCAGGTCTGACACAACTAGGCCTTTTAGATATGGTCTTAGTTTACAGGAAATGTCACAATATTTTTCTGAGATGTATGGTGTGAGTAATTATGGTATGTCTTATGATGTAGATGGATGTGACACTAGTATACCAAAAGATTTCCTTATTTATGTTTTCACATGGATTAAGAACTTTATACCTGAAAAATATCATGTATTGTTTGACTATTACGTGAATGAAGTTATTTTTACAGATATGAAGTTGCCCAATAATGATGTTTATAGGAAGGATATGGGCAATCCTTCTGGTCATTTTCTTACAACGTTAGTTAATAGTTTATGGTCTAGTTTTGTTTGGTTATGTGCGTATTGTGCATGTCTTAAAAAATATAGAACTGAATGGATGAAGTTTTTAGCTGATCCATTCAATTATTACATTAGTCATGTTATTGCTGGGTTTACTGGTGATGACACTGTAGTTAGCTTCTTACGAGCTCCTTATTTTTCTAAAGAAGAAGTTAAAGCTAATTTACCACCTAATGTTAATATTACTTTTGATTATCCTAACGAACCATGTGACAGACACAATGTCACTTTTCTTAGTCTAAGAAATCCACGAAAAGAGGAAGTTCCTAGAAAATATTGGTACGTTAATTTCCCTATAGTGCATAGTAAACCAGATAGGATGTTAGTCAAAATGTTGTATCGTAAAAAGTCACAAGACCACACAGTTTTTTATAATAAAGTTTGTAATGCTTTATGTTATTGTTTATTTGATGACGTCTGGAATAAACGTTTCACTTATATAAAACAAAAAACTGAACAATTCATGATAGATCATGATCTTAAATTTAGAATGACAAGCATAGTTGAATTAGAAAATATTCGTGGAGTTATACAATTTGAAATAGGTAGATCTTTAAATAATTTTAGCCAATTTAAAACATCCATGAGTCAAGCTATGCCTCAAGCGAGAAATTTTAATAGAGGGAATAAAAACCCCTCTACTAATAATAATAATCAAAAGAAGAATAAAAATAAGAAAAAGAAAATGAAGAATAATAATAATAAGAAGAATTTTAATACTAACAAAGATATGGCTATAGTTAAGCAACAAAATCCTAACGGTAGACCATATTTTAGTCAAAGGAATAATAATAATAGTAATGTTGGGTATCAACAAAATTTAGATAATATGAGAGTGAAGTTATATAGAGAACCACGAGTCAGAGCAATGTTCTCTAAGTATGAAGAAGTTGTTAGAGCTGCGAATAATATGTTCCGTATTCTTAAAGGAGGAGCATGTGATGCTGGAGCAGTTGCACCTATTAATACCAATAGTTTAAAGATTGCATCTACATCTTTTGCTGGTGATATATTAGAATTACCTAACTTTGCTAACAGTCAAAATATTTATAAATCAATGGTAATTATGCATAATAATCCTATAATGCCTGTTCTATATACATCCAGTTCCTTAGCTGGTGTACCATTTACTTCTAATGTTGTAAATGGCACAGTAGAAGATGTAGGAGACGCGTCCTTTTTGGAAATATATTCGAGGGATGCTTGGGGGTTATGGATGGATGGAGCAAGACAAGGTGGTGTTATATCAGTGCCTAATGAGACATCCATACCCGGTTATGAAGGAATAATTTATCCCCATAAATGGATATTTGAGATTGGACCAGATGACTCTGGTACACAAAAATTTTTGTATTTTATTATGCCCAACAATATCTCCATGAATTGTTTCTGGAGAGTTAATTATACAGGAGCTTGGAATATGACATCCATAAATGGTGCTTTTCCTGGTGTATTAATAACTGGGTTGTCTATAGTCAGTGGCAACTCAATCGAAATAGCTTTACAAGTTTCATCTGCTAATTTCGAACCTTTTACAATTAAAATGGTATCTAGTAATTCAAGTGGTAATGACCAATTATTAAGATTCGTGAATCCTGGTTTTGTTCCTGCTCTTACTGGCAAGAAATTTGAGAAGTTTTATTATAATCTCAAAGGATTTACAGAAGTACAATATGATGCACTCAAACCATCAGTTGATGCCATTAGAGTTAACGCAAGTAATTTAGTGTTAACTAACAGTAACGCATTGATGTTTAATGCAAATCAGTGCACTATGGGGATGATAGCGAATAACGCACCTCCTCAAAATGATTATCTCACATACTTATATAGACAACCTACAAAGTTGCAATTGAACTTTATAGATGGTTCTGGAGCATCCTGGTTTGCAGGAGGAAATGATCTAGCCTTCAGAACTGATGGTGAATTCACTTGGAATAATCTTGCTAGACCTAATACATCTGTACATATGCAGATAATAACTGGTACTGCTGCCGGTGGTGGGTCTAATGACATACTTTTATGTGCTTTAAAGTATGATGCCTGGTTGGATTATACTTCATCCGACCCCACACGTTCACCTGTTAGTGTGATAGCTCATAATGATGAATGGGCTACGATAATGTCTATTTGTTCCAAAATACAAGTATACTCTTGTAATCCAAAACATTATCAAGTTTTGGACGTAATGAAGCTTGAATCTTGGTGCGCGATTACACATTCCGGACTTTCTCGTGAGGAAATTTCTTTGCTAGGTGCACCAGAAACAAGCAACGCAGAATACGCC